GACCACCGAGATCTACACTCTTTCCCTACACGACGCTCTTCCGATCTGAAACCATCAATGGGAATGGTGTCAGCGTAGAAAAAGCGAATGAATCTGTGGTCAATCTGCAGAAGACTACAGCAACCATGTTAAAGATTCTTGCGGACCTGAAACTGAAAGAACCAATTCCGGAACCGGAGCAACCGACTGATGGTTACTTGTAAGGAAATTGATAACTATCTCAAATATGCCGAAGAGCATCCGAAATGGATAAATAAAAAGAGAAAATTACTGATAGAAAACATCGTGAAGCCGACATTGAAGCGAAACGATGTTTTTTTTGACGAAAAAACATATAGGAACTGTCTACAGTACTGCAAAACAAATTACTACGAACTATTTCCATTCCAAAAGTTCATTTATGCCTTTGCATTTATGTATGTGGATGACATTCCAGTATTTTCAAAGTTCTTCATCAAGGAAGGACGTGGAAATGGCAAAGATGGATTCATCGTGCCGCTGGTAAATTTCTTTCAGACTCCGCTCTACGGAGTGAAAAATTACCATGTTGAAATTGTGGCGAACTCAGAGAGCCAGGTTAAGGACACATTCAAGGTAGCTTATGACATGCTGCATGATAATCCAAAATTCAAGGGAAAGTTTTCGGTCACAAAGGAACTTATCACGAACCTGGCAACAGGATCGGAGATGAAATACAACACTTCGAACGCAAAGACCAAGGATGGTAAGCGAACAGGATGTCTTGTCCTGAATGAAATCCATGCCTACGAGAACTATGACCAGATCAATGTATTTGAATCCTCTTTTGGTAAAGTCAAGCATTCGAGAGAGTTCATCATTACAACAGATGGATATGTCAGAGATGGTCCACTGGATGAAATTTCGGCAATGTGCGCTGAGATTTTGGAGACAGGAGAGAATCTGCTAGGGTACTTCCCATTCATTTGCGAGATTGATGACATGAAAGAAATCGATGATCCGGAGGCATGGCACAAGGCCAATCCTTCGATGGAATACATGCCAATTCTTGCAAATCAGATCATGCATGATTATCTGGAAATGAAGAAGATTCCATCGAAGCGTGCTGAATTTATCACAAAACGAATGGACAGATCGGCACGAAAGGAAGAGGAGACGGTCACAACATGGCAAAATGTCCTGAGAGCATGTTATGAAGGTGAGACAATGGAAGAACTGGAACGAAAGATTCCGCGGATAACATTGGACACGCGAGGACAGGCAGCAGTGATCGGCATTGACTATGCGGATGTGCGAGACTTCGCATCAGCGGGCGTTCTGACCAAGACAGATGATGGAGAGTGGATATGGAGACAACACACATGGATCTGCGCAGACTCTCCGTTCATTGATTCAATCAAATTCCCGTTGCGCAATGCCGGACAAGAAGAGTTTGAGGATTTTGAAGTTGTCCAAGGTCCGGTGATTGATGTAAATATAATAGCCGATTGGTGCATGAAACAGTTCCAGGACTACGATGTGAAGAAAATAGCGATGGATACTTATCGCTACACATTATTCAAGACAGCATTTGAAGAAAGAGGTCTCACGATTGAGGACAAGAAGAACCCACATGGTATTGTTCGGCTGGTTAGAAAGATAACATCAGCAACAGGAATTATTGCTCCGTTTATTCAGTCCATGTTTTCACAGGGGATGATCAACTTCGGACCATCAGCGATCATGCGGTGGTACACGAATAACACAAGCGTGAGCGAGGATAAGTTTGGAAATAAAAATTTCGGCAAGATAGAACCGAAATTGAGAAAAAATGATGGATTTATGGCTTTCGATGTGGCTATGTTCTGCAAGGATGAGCTGGAAGTTCAGATAATCTATGTTTAACAGGAGAAGAGAAAATGTTTGATTTTTTATTCCAAGACAGGAACAAAGAAATACAGTCTTTGGCAGAAATCATTGCAGTTGACATGGAAAAGCTGAATCTTTCAAAGCTTGCCATCGAGAAAGCAATTATGATGATCGCCAAGGCAATAGCAAAGTCTGACATACTGATCCAGACGGAGAGCAAAGAAAAACGCAAGAAAGAATACAGGCTAAACGTACAGCCCAATGACAACGAATGTGGGACAGTGTTCTGGACGGAAGTGGTTAAGCAGCTGCTAACAGAACAAGAAGCTCTGATTATTCCGCTAAGTGGTAAATATTACAGAGCGACATCATGGTCACACACGAATGAAGTGATGATGAAGCGAGTTTACAAGGATGTGATGTTAAGCTGCGGAGATGAAAATCTTACAATTTTCAGCACATTTCAATCTGATGAAGTGATTCATCTAAGATATGACAATGCAAGGATTCGATTGTACTTACAGAATGTAGTAGGGCAATTTGATAAGACGATGGATTCCATTAATGCAATGATGCAGCTGTCCAGCCAACCGAGATTCAAACTGAAGCTTGGAACGAATGCATTATCATTCAGAGAAAAGCAGGCAGACGGTACAGACAAGGTAATGACAAGAGATCAGTATGTTTTAAAAATTAAAAAACTACTGACGTCAGATGACCTTGAAGTTTTAACAGAACAAGAAAATGCATCCGTGGAACAGATGCAAATAAATACAACAGTGAAAGCTGAAGAACTGGCAAAGATGGCTTTGCAGATCAATAACGAGGTAGCAAATGCTTTCGATATTCCAGAGGCTGTATTTAATGGCAATATCACAGAAAAATCAGACGCAACAAATGAATTTATCACATACGCTGTCAGTCCGATAGCAGAAGTGATAAATGATACTTTGACAGCTTATGTTGTCGGAGAGAATGATTACTGCAGAAAAAACGAGAAAGTCATGGTATGGCTTGCACGCTTTAAACATGTTGATGTTGTGGACAGTGCAGTAAATCTTGATAAACTCAGAGGAATTGGATTCCATCTCGATGAAATCAGAGAGATGGTCGGATATCCGTTACTCAATACAGAATTCAGTACAGAGCGAGCTCTGACAAAGAATTACGGAGGGGAGGGAAATAGTAATGCGGCACAAGAAACCTGATTCATAGGAGGTGATCCAATTATCTCGGAGCTGTCCGTTAAACAGTAATAACAGGGAAAGGAAAAGAACATGGAACAGAAAAAAGTTGTGTATAGATTCCAGCAGACGGATAACGTGCATGAGATTTTCGTTTTTGATGAGATTAGAAAAATCGGTCCGTTCAATTGGGATACATGGCAGTATGACGACTCTGAGACATCAGCCAAGCATTTCAAGGAACTTCTGGATGCCATTCCAGAAACAGATGAGATTAAGATCTATTTCAACAGCAATGGTGGAAGTGTGGACCAGGGGACGGCCATTTACAACATGCTTCAACAGCATGGATCCTATAAGACAGGGATTGTAATGGGCGGATGTCATTCTATCGCATTTACAATTTTGCAGGCATGTGATAAGCGTATCATGGGACAGGGAACAACAGCCGTTATTCATGATATGTGGGAGACAGTTACAGGAAATGCAGCAGATCTGAGGGCAGAAGCAGACAATCTGGATGTAGCAATGGACAGCTGTGTGGCTCTGTTTATGCAGCGGGCTACGGTTTCAGAAGAAGAGCTCCGGGAGATGATGCATAAGACTACAACCTTATCTCCACAGAAGGCTCTGGAGTATGGCTTGATTGATGAGATTGGCGTTGCGCAGAAGGAGGATGATCCGGATGTGAAACTGCAGGAGGTAATCAAAGAAAACAAGGCACTTCAGATGGAACTGAAAAGCAGAAATGAGCATCAGAAGCAGTTAGCTGAGTTCTATCAGCTGACTCATAAGAAAAAAGAAAAGACGGAAGAAAAGGATAGCACCGGTTGGGGTGCATTTTTTGGTTAGGAGGAAATGAAGAATGAGGATTGAAGATTTAAGCCAGGAAGTAAAAGACAAAGTGAAACAGCTTCTGGACAATGCACCGGCAGATCAGAAAGCAGAAGCAATTATGCAGTCAATTGAAATGATCGATGAAGCAATGCACGCCGATCTGATTCAGCAGGTAGTAGCAGAGGCAGAAAGAGCAAGCAGAGATGCAGATTACAAGAGACAGCTTGGACTCCGTAACCTGTCTCAGAAAGAAAAGAAATTCTACGAGAATTTTAAGGACATCAAGCAGGCGTTCACAGCAAACCAGATCGACATCATTCCGACAGAGATTATTGATCGTACACTGGATGATGTTAAGAAAGCATCGCCAATCCTGAAACTTGTAAATATGGCACCGGCAAACGTGAAGAAATGGATTGTGGCATCTCATTCAGGTGCAGCGGTTTGGGGTCCTCTTACGGACGCTATCAAAGGCGAACTTTCAGCAGAGGTAACAGCTCTGAATATTGACCTTCACAAGCTCACAGCTTACCTTGTTATTCCAAAATCAATCAGAGAGCTGTCTATGGAATTCGTTGACAGATATTTCATGGCTATTCTGTCTGAGGCCATGCAGGACGGACTTGTAAAAGGATACCTCGATGGAGATGGAAAGACAGGTCCAATCGGAATCTTTCGTCAGATTGGAACCGTAGAGTCAGCCGGAACAAATAAAGCAAAAACTGTTCTCACTACGGTTACAAAATTCTCTCCGAAGGGACTTGCTCCGGTGAGAAAAACTCTTACTAATGATGGAAAACGTGTGGTTGATAAGCTCTATCTTATCTGCAATCCGTCAGACGAAGCAGAATATGTGGATCCGTGTATGTACGGAGAGGCTCTGACAGGCGGATATGTCAACAAGTCATTCATTGACATCGAAAAAATTGTTGATGCTAACTGTCCGAAGGGAAAAGCGGCATTCACAATCGCCGGCTATTACACAATGGGAACAACAGGTGTCCGAGTTGCTGAGTACGATCAGACAAAAGCTATGGATGATGCAGACCTTATCGTAGCTAAATGCCATGCAAACGGTAGAGCTGTGGATGACAATGTTGCAGTTATTTTTGATGTAACAAAACTTGAGGAGTATGTTCTCCCGGTAACACAGGTAACGGTGCCACAGCAGTAAGGGATAAGATATGAGTAATGAAGAATTAGCCACGCTGGTAGATGAAGTAATCGAAGAGTTTCAGATTCCTCCTTACTATGATGACAATCAATTGATCAATCTCATCAAAGAAGGAGAGTATACAGTCGGGAGATTGAATCCCGGCTGTGGCATAACGACAGATCTCACATATAGGATGCTGCTGAAAAACTATGTATATTATGCTTACCACCACAGAGTTAGCGAATTCATGAATAATTATTCAAGCGTGATTCTTACGTGGCAAATGGAGACGGAGGTGAGTGCGAATGGCAATGCCTGAGTATGTAGACGGAGTCCTTGAGATTCGTAGGATAGTAAACGATGAATCAGAGGACTATCCGGAAGAAAAACTTGAACGCATTGGATTCAAAGTGTGGTATCGAGAACTTTCGGTGTATGACACCACCAGAGCAAAGCTTTCAGCAGATAGCGTGGAAGTGACCATGAAGCTCGCAATACCACGATTTAAAGGTGTGGATAGTAAGTGCGTCTGCATCATTGACGGAGAACAACATGAGGTCTACAACGTAGCACATACCACCACAAAAGACGGTTTCAGGGAGTCGGAATTGACATTGAAGACACCGGCATATGAAAGAGAGGTAATCAATGACACAGAAAGAATTAAGTGAGATTCTGCACGATATAGGCTGTCCTGTTAACGAGGGGGTCAGTAGTCTCAAAAATGAAAAAGTATTTCCGAGAATTGATTACTGGGAAATCATGTGGGAAGACGCAATGGCATCTGGTGATGATTATGAGAATGAAATCACATGGCAGATTAGTATTTACGCAAAGAAACCTCGTGATCCAAAGTTAATCGAACTGAAAAAACGCCTGAATGAGCTTGGCTACCATCCGGCCATAGCTCATGAATTTGTCACAGAAGATAAAGTGTGGCATTCTTATTTCTCCATCACAACTGACGGAGCGATTGGATGAGCAAGGAAATAGAATTCATTGATTCGGGACTAAGCGAATTTGAAGACTTGATAAAAGAATATGCAGAAAAAGTGTCTGATGATAAGGCACTGGATGCGGTCGAGGTAGGAGCTGAGGAGTTTGTAAAAGATCTTCTCAGACTGCCAAAACCTCGAAGTCAAATTAACAAACCTGGATATACTCATATAGTCAACACATTCGCAGTGGAACGAACAGATAAAAGTGTTAAGGTTGGATGGGGCAAATACTACGGTCCAATGCTTGAGCATGGAACCAGGAAGATGGCATCAAGAGCACATCTGAAGCCATTATTTAAAAATAACAAGGAAAAATACTATAAGAAGATGGCGGATGCAATCTTCGGTTAGGGGGCAAATATGGCTATTAATACAAAAAAACCGGCTATGAAACAGACGGTCGGTGCACAGTATATGTGTTTTGCAAACACAACAGAGGGCGGAGAGTACGACGGTACTTACGAAGCTGATGTTGAAAAAACAGAGGTTGTTAAAAGTGTCAAAGTAACTGAAAACTCAGAGACAAGCGATGTGTATGCATCTGGAAAAATCTACGATTCAGACTCACCAATGTCTAGTATTGACATCGAAGTGTCTGTGATCGCATTCCCAGACGACACAATTTCCAAAATGCGCGGAGAAACAAAAGGAACAGGTGGACTTATCCTTGCTGGTGGAAAGAGTGAAAGACCATTCTTCGCTTTCGGTAAGGTTGTAAAACTGAAAAATGGAAAATCTCGTTACGAGTGGTTCCCAAAATGCAAGCTTGTTGAGAACTCCGATGATATTGCTACATCTGAGGAAAAAGCAAGTGAGCAGACAGACACGATTAAGATCAGGGCATATCCGTTTGATGCAGAAGGAAACATCGTGAGCAAGGTCACAGAGTCCACGGCACCGGCAGGACTTACAGAAGAGAAGTTCTTCGCAAAACCGATTCTGACGGATGCAGATCTTACAACAGTGGTAGGAGCGTGATCATATGAAATCCAAGCTGATTAAATTAACAGACGGATCAAAACTGGAAGTAAAAGTTAATTATTACACTTTATATCTGGTGAAAATGAATGGGATTGACAAAAAACTGGACGGAAGAACAGAGGAAGATCTGACTGAAGAGGAGAATGTCGAACTTGCAGGCAAAATGATCTACGTGATTCTTCGGTCGAACGGTCTCAAAGTAGACGAGGAAGAGGCAATGATGCTGACTCCGATGGATGCCGACAGCATCCGTGAGATTTTCGAGGAGTTTGAAAAAAGACTCAACGAATATAAAAAAAAAGAACAGGCGAAGAAGTCTGTTGCTCCGAGGACGAAGAAGTCAGCAAGGTAATGGACATCGACTGGGCAGAATACATGGTGTGTGCAAGAAAGATGGGAATGAGTGAAGATGAATTTTGGAACTCAGATCCTATCTTTTTTAATGAATGCCTGGAAGTATTCACAGAACTAGAAAAACGGAAGGGAGGTGCTTTGATTGGCTAGTAATGACGGATTGAAAACTGTCGGGTTGACCTTCAAAGCAGATGGAACGGTTGACTTTAGAAAATCACTGACAGATGTAAACAATGCGGTCAATGAGAACAGGTCAGCCTTTAAACTTGCAAAGTCTGAATGGGATAAAAGTACATCGTCAGCCGATAAACTGAGAGCGACGCAGGAATATCTACAGAATCAGACAGAAGCGTATACGCAGAAAGTCGATAGGCTGACAGAAATCTTGAAAGCACAGGAGAATGCACAAGTGCGAGACGAAGCTGCTATCTCCAAAACAAGGCAGCAGCTGGATAATGCAAAAGCATCTCTGAATAACTACAAGAGCGGACTTGAAGATGTAAATAAGAAGCTGGAAAGCGGTGCTGCGACACTGGAAGATTACTCCAAGAAGGTTAAGGACTTCAGCGATACCACCGGAAAGATTGGAAGTTCTCTCACAAAGAATGTGACGGCTCCAGTTGCGGCAGCAGGCGCAGGCATCATGGCAGCATGGGCGCAGGTCGATGAGGGGATGGACATCATCGTGCAGAAGACAGGAGCTACTGGCGATGCACTGGAAGAAATGCAGGATTCCGCAAGAAATATCGCAAAAACCATTCCAACAGACTTTGCGACAGCTGGTTCTGCTGTTGGAGAGGTCAACACACGATTCCATCTCACAGGACAAGAACTGGAAGACTTATCAGCAAAGTTTGTTCGGTTCGCCGAATTAAATGATACAGACGTATCTTCTTCCGTTGATAACACTCAGAAAGTTATTGAGGCATTCAATCTGACAGCTGAAGATGCTGGCGCATTGCTCGACACAATGAACAAAGTCGGACAGGACACTGGAATCTCAATGGATACGTTGTCCTCGTCAATGGTCAGCAACGCTGCATCACTCAAAGAACTCGGAATGTCTGCTGCAGACGCTGCTACATTTCTTGGCCAGTGCGAGACATCAGGAGTTGACACAAGTGCAATTATGGCAGGACTTAAGAAAGCCCTTGTCAATGCATCAAAAGAGGGTAAGAGCATGAAAGATGCGCTGTCAGAGCTGCAGAATACGATGGTTAATGCAGGGAGTTCTTCTGAGGCTTACAATGCTGCGGTTGAGCTGTTCGGAGCGAAAGCTGGTCCAGCACTCGCAGAGTTCTGCCAAAGTGGAAAGCTAAACTTTGACGAATTAGGCGCATCGCTCAATGATAACCTCGGAAGTGTCAACGATACATTTGAAGCTACACTGGATCCGGCTGACCAGTTTAAATTGACACTGAACGAATTGAAAGATGCTGGATTTGAAGTTGGAAATGCATTAGGACCAGTCCTTGCGGATTGTTTACACATTGTCACTCCGATTCTTCATGACATCATTGGTAGTTGGAATTCACTGTCTCCTGGTACACAGGAAATGATTATAAAGTGTGCGCTGTTGGTTGCAGCACTAGGGCCCGTCTTCAGTATAATCAGCAAGGTTTCTGGTGGTGTGTCCACTGTGATTGATGTAACGTCAAAGCTAACACCAACCATCAGTGGAGCAAAAACAGCCTTCGCAGCATTTAACGCAATTCTTATGGCGAATCCAATCTTTTTGGTTATTGCAGCTGTTGTTGCGTTAATTGCAATTTTCGTTACACTTTACACAAAATGCGAGTGGTTCAGAGACGGAGTCAATGCGGTGTTTGCATCGATTTGTGATTTCATCAAGGGAGTAATCGACAAAATCAAGGGATTTTTCAACTTTGAGTGGAAACTTCCAAAGATTAAACTTCCACACTTCAAGGCAAGTGGAGAATGGTCGCTTGTTCCACCAAAAGTTCCGAAATTCTCGGTTGACTGGTATGCAAACGGCGGTATCTTGAACAGCCCAACTATTTTCGGCATGAACGGAGATAGAGCAATGGGCGGTGGCGAAGCAGGAGCAGAGGCAGTTCTTCCAATCGACTTGCTGAAGACATATATCCGTGATGAGATGCAGGCAAATAACGCAGCACTTGCTCAATTAATTGCAGAAGCACTGTCAGAACTTACGTTCGTGATTGAAAATAACATTGCGCTTGGAGACAAGAAGCTTGCTGAGATCCTTACGGATGCGGTGATTAAGAAGATGTCTCAGAACATTAAGTGGAAGAGAGGAGCCGCGGGAGCATGATGGAAGTAGAATACAACGGAATATCAGGCTCAAGCATGGAGATCTATGCGAAAGAGCTTCCTTCAATGCCAACAGCAGTAAGAAAAGAATCTTCGATAGAAATACCGGGGAGTGATGGAACCATGTATCTGTTGGATGGGGGCTACGAATCAACAGAGATTAAGATATCATTCAATTTTATAGGAAAGAGTGAAGATTGGGAGAATCGTCTTGGAAAAGCACGAAAGTGGCTGTCTGGAAGAAATAAGAAGCTAAGACTTGGAACAGATCCGGGGCATTTCTATAAAATCCTGAAAGTTCAGATGGATGAAGCAGAGCATACAAGTGAGAGAATCTGCAATTTTACAGCAACATTCACAACAAAGGATGGTCTGCGGTATCTGGACAAGGGACAGCATCCTCATTCGGCGGAAGAAGTGAAGAGGAATCCATATGAGATATCTTACCCAACTTACAGAATCTATGGAGAAGGAAGATGCAGCCTGATAGTTAATGGAAAGAGAATGGAAGCTGATGTCGGGCAGAATCTGACGATTGATACAGACAGAAAGCTGGCTTACCGCGAAGATGGAACACTGAGCAATACAGCGGTATTTGGAGATTATGACGATCTTGTGCTACAGGAAGGAATGAATGATATAGCAATCACAGATGGATTCGAGCTGGAAGTGATTCCAAACTGGAGGTGCTTATGATTCAGATATACCGACAGGATAATATAGATTATAGACATAATGGAGATATGACACTGCTTCCGGAAGAAGCCATTATTCATGTCATCCTCAATGGAGAATGGACAGCGAATATAGAACATCCGATTGACCTAGAAGGAAGATGGAAGTACATTGAGGAAAATGCAGTAGTGAAAATGCCATCTTTTAATGGGATCCAACTATTTCGGATAAGAAGCAAAGAAAAGAAAGATTCGGGGGTAAGTGCAGAACTTACTCCTATTTTTATGGATGCTAAAGAAGATTGTTTCCTGGTAGATGTCAGGCCAACAAACAAAAGTGGACAGGAGGCTCTGGACATTATGACAGAGAAAACTCCGCAATATCAGGCAAAATCGGACATCAAGAAGGTATCAACAGCCTATTATCAGACGATGAACTTGATAGAGGCAATCAATGGAAGTGATGATAATGCATTTGTTTCCAAATGGGGCGGGGAAATCCTGTATGATAATTATCAAGTGATCATCAATGAAAAAGCAGGAGGAGACTATGGTGTACAGGTGATGTATGGAAAAAACATAGTTAAGGATGGCTTTTCAGAGATGGTAGACATGAGTGAAGTTGCTACAAGGATTGTTCCAAAATCTTACAATGGATATATGATCGAGGGAGACGCACCGTGGGTGGACTCACCTCTGATTGAAAAATATCCGACAATACATTACAGAACAATGAAGTTCGAGGATGTGAAAATGCGTGAAGATGCGCAGGAGAATGACGAAGAGAACGGAGTGACAATATGTGAAACGCAGAAACAGCTAGAGGAAGCGTTGAAAAAGAAATGCCAGGAACAATATGACGAAGGTGTGGATAAGCCGAAAGTAAGTATTGAAGCAGACATGGAGCTTCTGCAGAATACAGAACTATACGAAGATGTAAAAAGCCTGGAAATGGTATCACTAGGAGATACCGTGCACTGTAATCACTCAAAACTTGGAATTAAGTCAGATGCAAGAGTGATTGAGTTGGAATGGGATGCGGTTAGGAACAAGTTGACATTTGTGAAATTAGGAGAGTTTCAATACAATTTTCTGGACGATGCTTCTTCTGTAATGAGCCGGGTTGACCAGTCAATCCGTTCAGATGGAACTGTGATCGGGCAGCAGATCCAAGGAATCATCAATGGCGTTAAGGCTCAGATGAAAGCACAGTCTACGGTCGCAAAAAAGCAGACGGTAAGGGCAATTCTTTTTGAAGATCTTGATCCGAAGTCTGAAACGTTTGGTGCTATGTGTCTTGGAACATTGGGATTCGAGATCGCTTCAGAGCGCACAGCAGATGGAAGAGATTGGAAGTGGAGTACCTTCGGAACAGGACAGGGATTCTTCGCAGATTTCATCGTTGCCGGAACGATGCTTGCTGACCGAATCAAGGGCGGAACACTGGAGCTTGGAGGCGAGGATAACGGAAACGGTATTGCAAGAGTCCTGAATGCAAGCGGAAAAGAAATCGTCCGTCTTGACAAGGGTGGAGTCTATGCTATTGGAAGTTATGTATGTGAGAATGTTGGTGGATTGAACAGAAGAACAGAAATAAAATCCGGTTCAATTATGTTTTCCGAGAGAGACAAAAGCAATCCTATATTCATAGAAAGGTCAGGAGATGCAATTGTGGTTCGATACGGAGGAACGTTTGAAGATGCAACAGATTCACATACGCTGATGAGAATATTTGGTGATGAAATATATTTTGATACTGATAAAATCGGACCAGACGGTTATGCAGGAAAGACTGGACGTGCAGTGTTCTCTGACGGAACGTATCTCGATTTCAGAAAAGGCTTCCTCATGGGTGGTACAACGAAAGAAGGTGCGTTCTGATGGCTTGGACAATAAGCAATAACTATCTGAGCGAATCGCAGATGCAAGGAAATGCTTATGAAGTATGGAAGTATTTCTCAGCTAAAGGATGGACGCTGAACGCGATCGGTGGCATTCTCGGCAATATGGAGAAAGAGTCAAACATCAATCCGGGTTTGTGGCAGAGTCTGAAATACGGAAATTACAGTGGAGGATACGGACTTGTCCAGTGGACACCGGCTACAAATTACACAGACTGGGCGAACTCAAACGAGTACGATATCACGGATCCTAATGGTCAGCTCTATTGGATTGATGCACTGTCAGCATCGAAAGGTCAGTGGATTTCCACCAGTGCTTATAGAATGACTTGGGAACAGTTCAAGAGCAGTTCAGAGTCTCCGGAATACTTGGCCAGTGCCTTCCTGAAGAACTTCGAGCGTGCCGGTGTAGAGGTTGAATCCGAAAGACGGAGCTGCGCAAGAAAGTGGTATAACTACTTGCAGAAATACGATGCCGGGAGTCAGGTTATTGAAAAGGCAGTGGAATGGGCAATATCGATTGCGAACGATAACAGTCATGGATACGATCAGGCGCACAGAGACGGACCAAATTACGATTGTTCCTCATTAATCTGCTGGGCATACTACAATGCAGGGCTGAATACGAGGCCAGGATACACACCAGCTACAGGAACAATGTATGATGTGTTTCTGGCAGCAGGCTTCAAGGATGTGACTTCACAGGTCAATCTAGCCACCGGATCAGGGCTGATCCGGGGGGACGTTCTGTTAAAACCAGGAAACCATACAGAAATGTCACTTGGGAATGGTCAGCTGGTTGCTGCTTCACAGAACGAATTCGGTGGAATTACCGGAGGACAGACCGGAGATCAGACCGGAAAAGAGATTCATGTGCATGGATACTATAACTTTCCGTGGAAGTATGTGCTGAGATATCCGGGAGGCGGAGTTGCACCGGTGCAAGGGTTGTATATCGTCAGATGGATTCCTGGATAAGGAGGAGAAAAGTGAACTATATAGAACGAGATGTCTATGTGCTGGAGAACAGGATTAAGGAAAAGATTGATTATGTAAGAGGGACGAATGCTCTCCCAATCTATTTCCATTTCCGGGATTATGAGATTCCGGAAGGGGCAACGGCAAAAGCATTCGTGTTGAAGCCGTCAAAAAAAGCAACATATAATGTATGCCCGATCATTGAGAATACCGTGAGGGTGATTGTGAAAGACCAGACATTCGCAGAACTTGGAAAAAGTGTGCTTCAGATTGTACTCACAATGGATGAGGAGACGCTTGTAACATTCGATCAGCCGATAGAAGTACATCGGAATTTCAGTGAAGGAGATGTTCCGGAAAGCGAGAATGAAGCTGGATGGATGAACAACTTCATAAAAGGCATGGAAGAAGCTACAAAGCATGCTGAGAATGCTGCAAAGACAGCGGAAGAGATTAGTGAGACACTAACAAAGAAGCTACAAAATGGAGATTTCCGAGGAGCAACCGGAGCAACTGGCCCGCAGGGCAAACAGGGGATTCAGGGAGAACCAGGAAAAGACGGAGAAAAGGGGCCAAGAGGTGATACCGGACCAGTTGGACCACAAGGGCCGGCAGGAAAAGATGCGAATGCAGTGATCACATCTTTAGATCCGGGAGTATTTGCAATGTCGGTAGAATCTGGACATCTTATCCTGACATACAACTCATATGATACAGCCCCACCGCTGAAAATTGTGGATGGAAGATTGAAATATGTATTGGAGGTGACAGCATGATAAGAGTATATTTCGAAGAGGGAGAAAAAGAAAAGACTGCATACGGGTTGACACAATGGGATTATGGACAGAAACTGCAGATTCAGGGACTTAACCTACCATCTGAACAAGAGGCTGTAGAAGTCCATTTCTCATATTGGCGCGGATGTAGGCCGGCGAAAATTATTGAAGCAACTGTGATATGTGACAAGATTATAGCAGATATTCCAAATGATTTCTTGACGGAAGGAGAAGATATAGATGCTTATATCTATATATCAAGTTCAGAGGAAGGAAAAACCATTGGGAGAGTAAGACTTCCGGTAATCAAGAGAAAAAAACCAATTGACTACAATGCATCAAATGAAAACCAAGTGTTAAAACAGGTATTAGAATTTCTGCAAACAAAAGCCGACAATATCACCATCACAGATGGCAATCTGCAGCTTATGTCTCAAGGCCAACCGGTAGGAGATAAGGTAAGAATAAATACATCCGGAGGAAATGAGATTGAGATCCGGAACAATGGTACAGCTCTGCAATGGAGATATACAAATCAAAATGACTGGAATGATCTTGTTCCATTGGAAGATCTGAAAGGAAAAGATGGAAAACCACCGGAATTTGAAGTACGAGATGGACATCTGATCGCAATATATTTATAGGATAGAAAGCACTGGCTTCGGCGGGTGCTTTCTATTATAAAACAATTTTTTTAAAGAAAGGAAGGAAAAAAACATGGCAAGAGAGGTAGATTTAGGATCAATTATCGGACCACAGGGAGAAAAAGGACCAACTGGAGCAACAGGTCCAAAGGGACCACAGGGTGAAACAGGACCGACTGGTAAATCAGCGTATCAGGTATGGCTTGCACAGCCTGGAAATGCAGGAAAAACAGAAGCACAGTATATTGCTTCACTGAAAGGTGCAAAGGGAGATACCGGAGCGACAGGTCCACAGGGACCAACCGGAGCAACCGGAGCGACTGGCCCACGGGGAGAAAAAGGAGCAACTGGAGCGACAGGTCCACAGGGACCAACCGGGGCAAAAGGAGATAAGGGAGATCCGTTCGCAATCGCAAAAACGTTCGCCTCCGTGTCAGCAATGAATTCTGGATTCTCCTCAGATGGAGTGAAAGAAGGACAGTTCGTCATGATCGACACAGGAAATGTCAATGATGCCGATAATGCGAAACTCTATGTAAAAGGAAGGACAGCATATACCTATATTACAGATCTTTCAGGTGCTACTGGAATGACAGGCCCACAGGGACAAAAAGGAGATACAGGGGCTAAGGGAGCAACCGGAGACAAGGGAGCAACTGGAACACGTGGCAGCAGATGGGACGCAGGAACAGCAATCACGGGAACAAGTACAACAGCAACAGTATTTCCAAATTCAGGAATTACAGATGCATTAGTGAATGATATGTATTTGAATACATCTACAGGGTGTACATACAGATGTACTGTAAGTGGAGCAGCGTCAGCAGCTAAGTGGGTATATGCAGGAAGTCTGAAAGGAAACACGGGAGCAACAGGCCCACAGGGAGCAACAGGCCCACAGGGAGCAACCGGAGCGACAGGAGCAACCGGTAAGGATGGACAGACTCCGACAATCAAGATCAGTAATGGACACTTGATCGCAGTATACGAAAGCTAGGAGGAATATACAATGGTAGCAAGACAGATTGATCTAGGACAGGTGGTTGGACCTACTGGACCAACCGGAACCAGAGGAAGCCGCTGGACACAGGGAACGGCAATCACAGGAACAAGCACAACGGCAACAGTATTTTCCAGTTCAGGAATCACAGATGCCATTGTGAACGACAATTACCTGAACACAGCAACGGGAAATACATATAGATGTACAGTAGGTGGAGCAGCTTCTGTGGCTAAGTGGGTATATACTGGAAATCTGAAAGGCCCACAGGGTGCAAAAGGAGCAACAGGCTCACAAGGACCAACTGGAGCAACTGGGCCAACCGGAGCAACCGGACCGAAAGGGGACACGGGACCGATAGGTCCCGCAGGTCCTCAGGGTCCAACAGGAAAAGTAGATGCTAATACACAGGTAGCGTTCACAAAGGCATCAACGAGGGAGAATATAGCAAGCAATGAGAAGATGTCAACTATTCTCGGAAAGATCGCAAAGTACTTCGCAGATCTGGGAACGTCCGCATTCAGAGTAGTGGCAAACAACCTGACAACTCCAGCAGCAGGCAGTTCCGTGTTGGATGCATATCAGGGGAAAGTGCTGGATGGAAAGAAGCTGAACATTGCAAATGTGATTAACAATCTGCTTACGACAGAGGCTGGGTATGCGCTTGATGCACGACAGGGGAAGAAGATTGAGGATCAGATTACTGAATTAAATGGCAAAAGAGTAAAGGCGGCTGTATATAGAAACTCAGGGCCATACAACATTGCGTCAAATGACAGTAGCTTCCAAGGCACAGATTTTGGTACCAAAGTACATGATGATATCGGATTAATGTATACCTATGATAGTACAAACTATTTACATTATTTTACAGTTCCTGAAGATGGCGTCTATTTAATTCATGCACTTATAAACTTTGCTGATGGAATCAGTGGGCTTATGTCTCTCTATGGAAAGATAGAGCGAAATGGTAACGAACAATCTCGACAGCCAAAAACCATTAGAAGTTACGCTGGGGCAAGTTATATCTTTTTGTATCCTTTCAGTGCAGGGGATACATTACGTTTTACGGTATGTCAGAATTCAGGATCTACAATCAAAACCTCTGATGGTTGCAGACTGAATATTGTTAAAATCTGACAGTTATTTTATTTCCATTGACCAATAGCCAGCCAGCTGCATTCTGTACCAGTTACCGCAGACATACTTGTAGTTCTCGCATATACATATGCTTTTGAGACGCTGTTGACATTCGTTGATATGAGAAAGGCTGGGAGTGTACTTCCAGGATATTTAGCTGTTGCAATCAATGTATATGATGTATTTGCAAATGTTTTTGGGAAATTGATTGTAGCAAATCCTTTTCCTCCAGATGCTTCACCTGGAAATGTAGCTGTTCCCAACTGAATAAGGAGACCGTTGCCGTATTTCATATAGTTGCTTCCAAAGTCAACTATAAATTTGCCATTTAATTAAGGATTCCACTAGAAAGGAAAAACAAATGAACATACTTTTTTTAAATCAAGAAGAACCAGTGATGGGAACTGTAACAGTTCAAGATCTCCATCACGTGAAAATCGAGGGTGCATCACAGAATCTGTCAGGTTTTCATCTTGTGACAGATGATGGACAGGCTTATGGAAAATATGAAGCATATACCACATTGTATAGAACAATAGAAGACGGATACATTCTGTCAGATGATGGAAGTGTATATGTAGAGCCGAATCCAGAGCCAGAACCGGAGCCATATGTTCCAACATTAGAAGAGATTCAGGAAGCAAAAGTAAATGAGATGAATGTAGCACAGCAGGCTGTGATAGCGGAAGGTGTGGAAGTGGTGCTTACAGATGGAAGCATAGAGCACTTCACACTAACAGAAAGAGATCAGACAAGCCTTGTAGGATTGCAGGGACAAGTGGCAGCAGGAGAGCAGAACATTCCGTGGCATACTTCAGATGAAGAGGAACATTGTAAGTTCTATAGCAATGCGGATATGGCTAAAATTACTGCAACGGCAATGGAATATGTAACATGGCACGTTACATATTTCAGAGATTTGAGAATCTATATCAGAGCATTGACAGAAATCGAAGAAGTAGAAAAGGTAACTTATGGAATGACTATTCCGGAAGAATATCAATCAGAGCCATTGAAAACAATGATTGCGGCTCAAAACGTATGAAATGGGTAAGACCGCTGATTCTATTCGGAATTGGCGGAACCATCTATGTATTAATTGAACTGATCGCCAGAGGTAGAAGCCACTGGACAATGTTCTTCGTGGGGGGATTAGCATTCTATCTGATTGGATGTATCAATGAGCATAAGAAAAAAGAAATTCTGCTGCGCTGGCAGATGGCAGCAGGAGCAGGGATTATAACAGGTCTAGAACTGATTTCCGGGATCATAGTGAACATTATATTAGGATGGAATGTATGGGACTACAGCACTCTCCCAGGAAATCTGCTTGGACAGATTTGCCCACAGTTCACGGTGCTGTGGTTCTTTCTGTCGGCTGTAGCCGTCTATCTGGATGATTGGATAAGATACTTGCTGTGGGGAGAAAAACGGCCAAAATATAAATTTTAGAAAGGTAGGATTGAAATGATGGATAAGATTATCACATTGCTGTCAAGCAATTCATTCGTAAAAATTTTGCTGATAGCGGTTGCTTTAGATACGATACTTGGTGTACTCAGAGCAATTAAAGAACACAAATTCAACAGCTGCGTAGGAATCGACGGAGCAATTCGGAAAGCAGGAATGCTCCTGTCAGTAGGATTCCTTATGGCAACGGACGTGATTATGCATATTAATGTATTAAGCATGGTACCTGAGGAATATGTACAGATTCTTGGAATTGATAAGATGGGAATCTGCGAATTCTTTAGCCTATTATTCATATTGTACGAACTGGTTAGCATCCTCAAGAATATGACATTATGCGGACTTCCAGTACCGACCAAAATCAAGAAATGGATTCAGAAGTTCCTGGATGATATGACAGAGGAGCTTCCGGAAGAAGCGGTTCAGGAATTGCACCAGTGCAAGAAAGGAGAATGAATCATGACAGAGCAGACGATTAAAGAAATCATCAAGAGTTTTGCTTATAGATTTTCAGCGAAAGAAATCTCCGACAATGAAGGAACCTCACTTGAATTTATGGAGAAATTTGCAGAGGAACACGCTGCGGAGATTGAGCAGAAAAAAGCAGAGCTGAAAGAAGGTGGCTGGTATGAGTAAGTTAATCATTGATGTAAGCTATCATAACGGAGTCATCAACTGGGAGACGGTGAAAGCATCTGGTTGTGCCGGTGCTATCCTTAGATGCGGATATGGAGATGACATCACATCACAAGATGACAAACAGTGGATTCGTAATCTTTCAGAATGTGAAAGACTTGGAATTCCGGTTGGAGTGTACTTATACAGCTACGCAACTTGTGACAGACAGGCACAGAGCGAACTTGCCCATATCCTGAGATTGATTAAAGGTCATACTTTCCAGTTACCAATTTTCATTGATGTAGAAGAGCCAGGAACACAGAACTATGCTCCTAGATGCTGTGAGATTGTATGCGAAGGACTTAAAGCAGCTGGATATACTCCTGGAATCTACGCTTCACTTAGTTGGTTCAACAACTATCTTGGCAGTGTACGTGGCAAGTATATTGAATGGATGGCAAGATACAAGAATCTTCCGGAAGATACATACAAAGACCAGTATGCAATTTGGCAGTATTCCTCCGACGGTCATGTAGATGGAGTTAACGGAAGAGTTGATGTCAACTATTGCTACATGGAATTTGGCGAAAGCGCCACACCAGTAACACCGTCAGCGCCTTCTAAGCCAGCAGAGAAGAAAGACTTAGGACAGGTTGATATTACATATCAGGCTTTCACAGACAGATGGTGGCCACCAGTAACCAATAAAGCTGATTGGGCTGGAAAAGGTGATAATGTATCGATCAAGTGGCTTGCAATCAAGGTAAGCAAAGGAAGTATCCGCTGCCGAGTATACACAAGAAAGAATGGTTGGCTGCCATACCTCACATTCGGTAATAGCTATGATCTGAATGACAAGAAAAATGGTATCCTCGGAGACGGTTCAGAGATTCTTGCTATCGAGCTGTACTACATCACACCAGATGGATATAAGTACAAGATGGTTCATTACAGAGTGTCAGTACAGAACAATAAGAACTTCTACGCAGATCAGGTCGATACACTGAAAGCAAGCGGCATGGATGGATATGCCGGAGACAAGGACAGATTCATTGATAAGTTCCAGGCATGGATTGAGTAAATGTTTAAAGGCTACGTTGAAAAGCGTAGTCTTTTTTTAATGCAGAAAATCACAAAAAAGCATTGACTATTGGAGTCCAATACGCTATAATAAAGACAGTTAAAGAAGAGAAGCAAATTCAAGGAGGTATGGGAAATGACAATCGAAGAAATCAGAAATATCATTGAGGAAGCAGAATATGGTTACATCGGAATCAGGGCAGACAGCAGAGATTATCAAATTGGTGACGTAATGGATAACTCACATCAGCTTTTCCAGGATCCTCAGTACAATGATGATTATACAGAATTGCTATACCCTTATATTTACGAAGGACCTTATGCTGGATTCTATGATGCCGGCGAACTTAACGGAACATGTGCGCTTTCGGTATCTGAGAACAACATCGAAAAGATGCTTGAAGCTGTGAAAAATTATGGAGAAAAAATCTACTTAATCGGTGGGAATTCAATGGAATACGGAAACGATGAAGACGAAATCATTATAAGAAACGCAGAAGTGATTGCAGTATTGTAATAAAGGAGAAAAAATGAAAAGGACAAAAAGAGCTTGTATAAAATGCGGAAAGCTTTTTTACGGAGGAACGGACAAAACATATTGCGATGAGTGTGCGAAAGTTATAAAAAGTAATGTTATGCGTACAAGAACGTGCAAATCGTGCGGAGCTGAATTTTTGGGAGGTCCACGTGCATCCTATTGTCCGAACTGTCGCAGAATAAGGCAAAGAGAAGCAAATGAAAGAGCAAGAAAAAGAGGAGGTGCAACTAGACCAATCGGAAGTATCGACAAGTGCAAATTGTGTGGAGCTGAATATGTTGTTAATTCCGGAAGGCAAAAATATTGTTCGGACGAGTGCCAAAGAGAAGCGGTACTTGCATGGCAACGAGAACACAAAAAAGGATATGGCAAGGCATCTGGACAAGACATAAAAAAAGCAGAACGAAGAAAAGAGAAAAAGAAAATCTGCGTATATTGCGGACGTGCTTTTTCTTCTAATACAGCAACAAACACATGTTCCGATTATTGCCGAAAGAAAAATACGAAAATAATTGAGTACAGAGCGGAAATGAAGCGTGGAATTAACGCAAATATCGAAAAACTGATAGAAGAAAGAAATAAATATAGAGCAAAAATAAAAGCGGAGGAAGCATAATGAAAGAAATCGAAAGAAACGTAATGTTTGCAAAAGCTGGCGGGAACGCAAGTAAGAACGCATACACTTGCAGAATCTCACTTCCGATGGATGCGATCAAGGCACTTGGAGTTACACCAAACGATAGAGCAGTGACACTTGTCATTGAAGAAAATCAAATAGTCATCAAGAAAGCCCTAGAGAATTGACTCCGGGGCTTTCTGAATGAGGGGGCAAAAAAGGGGCTTGAATATTGTATCATCTATTTTGCGCAGTATTTTGATAGAAGAAAATACGAGTTCCTTCATATTATTATGCGATTCATTTCCAAAAGAATTGGGATAAAGAACTTGCCCATATGGAGATGATCTGTGCAATTATCTATCAGCTGACAAAGAA